CCCGATGTTGGTAGTGGAGGAATGCATATTTCAGCAGTATTGCGAGGTGATAATTCAGGTGAAAGCTTGCTGGTTAAGAGGGCTAGGCATGTGCTTGATAACTATACGATGCAATCATTCTGAGGGTTTATGAGCGAAATTATACGGGCCAATATCACGCGCGCTGGAGTCTCTTCTCCAATTGCAAGCAATATTGTGATCCAAATGGACAAGATGAATGCGGCAGAGGCGGCAAGTTTCCAGGGAAGTGACCCACATTTTACTTACAATGCATTCACAACGCTCATACCTATCAATAATCCTCAATCGGTCTTATTCCGAGATCATGTTGTTGATCAAGTCACGGTTGACCCACTTACCCATACCAATCGTACCTACCTGATCATTAGCGATCCGGAACCAAATATTCTCACTGGACACTGGCGCTGGGTGTGCGTGCGCACGAGAGGAACATAATGACGAATAACTTCATCAACGTAGCTTTTGACTCGGCCTCACTTGGAGCGATCACCAACCTTGCGCGATTTGGCGCTTTTCTTGAGCCTGAGATGGGTGCTGCCATGAGTCAGATCGGCGATATTATTGTGCAGGCAGCCGTTGCGAATACTTGGGCCGTGTTTGAAGCACCTACGGGCGCTCTGGCTGATTCGATCAGAGCAATACTTGATGGACCTATGGCAGTAGAAGTTGGATCTGATAGTCCTTATGCGGCAAGGCGGGAGTTTGGGTTTTCAGGACAAACAGATAGCAGAGGAAGGTTCTACGCAAACGATCCAGCGAAACCATATCTCACACCTGCATTAGAACAGAATAGTGATCAAATCTTGCAGGTCATGGGATTGGCAACAGCGGAAGCCTTTGCAAAGATGGGAGTACCATTGTGAAAAGTAAGGTGGTTTAATTGCCAATCCTAAGTCAGCCAAATACTCCAGCGATTCTAGCAGCCATTCAAACCTATATGACGGCCATAACCTGGGGGACGAATCAAAGTTTCGCACAAGTACAAATTGAAGAGATTAAAGATGTGACGAATCTTGTTGCTAACAGCGGGGCTTGTTTGGAGATTTATGGAGCAAGTGATGATAGTCAGCATGCCTACTTCGGGGGGAGGATACGCGATGAGCAGTCCTTTATCCTCATGGCACTGGTGAGCAAGGATACTCCAACCTATGCGCAGCAAATTTACGTGATCCGTGATGCACTCGTTGCTCCATTTCAAACTCATGCGACACTCGGCAATGCGGGATCGGTATTTCACGCACAAATTAAGCCAAGAACCGGCATGTATCTTGATGTAAGGCGAAATGAACAATGGCTGCGGGGGTTCAGAATCCAGTTACTTACCATGCAAGAATGGCAGGTTCCAATGCCACCAGGAGTAATTTCATGAGTACACAAACGTATCAATTTCCCCATACCGGCACAATCCCCGGCATCGCAGGCGAGTTCCATGCTGGCCTCCTAGTAGATGTGGAATGGGATGACTTGACTGGTATTGGGACCGTGATCGGAACACGTCTTGCGAATGTGCCCACTATCGACATTCCAGCACCACAAGAAGAGGTACCCGAAGAGAGCACGATACAAGAAATACCGCCTGTTGCTAGTGAGGGAACATCTGTCCAGCAAGAGGTGATTGACGTAGTCGTACAAGAAGTAGAATAGTAAGAGGAGATTATATATAGATGCCAAACTACTATAGCGCGACTGCCGCGAAAGGCGTGGTCAATCTCATGTTGGAAGTAGCGGGGTCGCCTGGAGAGCAGTTGCTCCTTGCTGCTACCCCTGTTATAGCAACGATCACGGGTATTACCGCACCAACTGGCTCGACAGGTATGAGATTCCATGTGAAGATTACCAATTGGACCGCTTCAGGATCAGTCACCATCACAGGGACAGGGACTCCTAACAATACAGAAACGTACAACATCGCTGCTCCCACCGCACAACAGACCCAATCAGCACAGCTTGCCAGCGATGAGTATGTGAGCACAAACGCTTACACTGCTATTACCAACATCACGACAACAGGACTTACTAACGGCACAATCACTGTGTATGGCATCCAGGCTGGTAAGTTCGCAGTGCCATCGATTATGAAGTCCCAGCGCAAGCCGAAAGTCTATAGCCCGAATGAGCACAACAGTTTCATTGAGCGAGATAAGAAGATCTTGCACCTCATTAATGAAACAACTATTGATGAGCTGAAACAGGATATCTACGGGGATCTCTCGCTCTGGTGGTGTTATATGATGATGGGAGCGCCAACGACCACAGCGAGCATTCCGGCCTCACCACTCTCAATTGTGGCGTCTGCCGCTATTACAGGGGGAACCACCACGCTGACAATCGCTGGACAGCCAACAGCCCCTGGCATGCGCCTAATTGTCACAACGACTGCCTTTACAACGGCTGGGACACTCACCGTACTTGGGACTGTCAACGGTATCACTGGCGTATCAGAAGTGATCAATATCACTGCAACCGGAACTGTGTATAGCTCTAATGTTTACTCTGCTATTACTAGCATCACAAACGCTACAACCGCCGCAACATTGAGTGTGACCGGGGCCTACGGTTGGAGTCTCACCTTCTTGTCCTCTGCTAACAAATATACGGCGGCGCTGGAATGGTACGACGGCGTTGGATCATGGACTCATCCATTCAGTCTATTCACCGAGGGCGATTTCGATATTAAGGTGCTTACCGAAGCGACACTTACGGCTAAAGGAGTGGCTCAGGACAAGCTGCCCATCGGAGATCGTACCGTCACACCGCTCAGTGGAACAAACCGCATTGCATCAATTGGACAGAACTTGAATGACATGCCGTTGGTTGGGTGGCAGACCGCAGTGTATATGGATGACATCACTGGCACGCCACTCACGACGACGTATGCCGATGTACAAGAACTGAAAGTGATGCTCAAACAGCCGGATGAACATCATTACACATTCACCAACATGCAAAACTTCAACCGTGCCTATGCGGGGAAACGTGAATGCACCGTTGACTGTACGCTCAACTTTATCGATTTGCTGCAATGGGAAAAATTCCGCCGAAATCTCAAACAATACCTCGCATTTCAGTTTCTCGGCCAGTACATCGGTACATCTGCTTCTACCAACTACTACAAGAGTTGGACCTGGACCCTACCAATCAGGAGCGAAGGCGTGTTTGACATCTCAAGTGATCCATCAAAAGCTCTTGTGCATGCAAAAGCGACTTGGAGAACGGAATATGACTCGACTATAGGTGCAAGTTATAAATTAGTAGTCGTAACGAGCTTGCCTCCAACCTACCCGAATTGAAATTAAAAGCAGAAATATAGCAAGGAGTTCAACTATGGGGGCCTTTGATGAAGTCGCACCAGTCACCCTTCCCGATCCAAGTGACCAGGAACAAGCTACAGCATTCCGCAAGAAATGGGGATGGGAGCAACATGAGCAAGTGATGCTCAAGGGACAAATTGTTGTGGCGGACCAGGAATACGTCACAAACCAATACCTCACGAGTGGCACAGGGAAGAAGTCTGGAGAGGTCACAATGCAGGCAGGTCATGGCCGTTTTGCGCTACTAGATCGCATGATCATCGATTGGTCGTTTCTGCGTAACGGGCAGAGAGTTCCAGTCAACCGAGAGAACATTCGGAGATTGCCAGCTACTTATAGCAATCCAATTCTTGAGACTATTGACAAAATAGCTGCTGGGATGAGTGAGGAGGAGCAAACCGATTTTTTGGACTCTGCAAACGGGCATACCGTGGACGCCTCAGAATCGACGAGTCTGCCCCTGTTGAGATCATAGAGGCTGAACTATACCCGCTATTTGGTGGATATCACGGCTATATGGCAGCACCAACGATCAAGGTGCTGCGACATCATTTGAGGCTCGTTGCGAAGTGGCAAGCGGAGGCAGATGCACAGGAGGATTGGAAAGATGAACAGAGACGGCATGATAATAGATAGGGGTATCAATGGCAGCCGGGATGAGCATGATTTTGCGAAAGGTAAAAAGTGTCTAAAATTGCTTGTGATGCGGTTTCATGTTATAATAAGCTCATTAGAACGTTTGATCGCAGGGTGCTAGTAACACCTCTGCGATCTAAGCACAACCTGTGTCGAAACCAGAGGTCATGCTATGGGCATTATTCTATCCCCTTCACATCTGCATTACAAGCACACCCATACTTTCCTCTGGACAAATGGAGGAAAGCCATTATGCCGCTGCCTAAAGATCCGCAAAGACGTGCAGAATTATTACGTAAACGTTCGGAACGGATGAAAGGGCGTTCTCCTGCAAACAAAGGGAAACCTCTTTCCGACGAACATAAGGCTAAGTTGTCAACATCCTTGAAGGGTAGGGAAGCCCCAAATAAGGGCAAACCGATGTCTGAGGAGCAGAAGGCCAAGCTATCGGCTGCTCACAAAGGGCAAAAGCACACAGATGAGACTAAAGCAAGAATAGGTAAAGCCGCAAAAGGCAATAAGCACAGCGTGGGGCGCACTCCTTGGAATAAAGGAGTGCCAGTGACTGAGGAGCAAAAGACCAAGATATCCGCCACGTTAACAGGTCGGCATCGTTCCACCGAGACTAAAGCTAAAACTGCTGCATCAAATAGAGGGAAAAAGCGTAGTCCTGAGTTTAGCAAAAGAATGGGAGATCTTCATAGAGGGAAATCTCATTCCGCCTTAGCAAAAGAGAGAATGAGTCTTGCGAAAAAAGGCAAGCCTGGTGCCAGAACAGGTATACCACAATCGCCTGAAACAAGAAAACGTATGTCGCAAATCTCTCTTAAACGATGGGAGGATATGAGCGATGAGCAGAAGGCGGCTAAAGTAGAAATACTACGAAACTCCACAAAAGATATCACCAAGTCTATGCTAGAGGAGGTCGTGGCATTAGAACTTGATGCTCAAGGATTGGTCTACGTGCGACAGGAAAGGATTGGTTGGTATCGAGTTGATTTCTATATCCCTGAGCAAAATCTCATCATAGAAGCACAAGGCTGTTTTTGGCACGCGTGCGAACTATGTGGAGAAGAACTACATAAAGAGAAACGTGTAGCGGACGCCAAACGGTATGAATACCTGTCACGCAAGGGATTTACTCTCAAGGTTATCTGGGAGCATGAGAGACAGGCGGAACTACGCAAGATGAGGCGTGCAGGAGGTGCAAGTGGCAGCGGGTGATCTAGCCTTGACCCTCCTAATTTCTGCCCAGGATAATGCGTCTGCGGTAATTATGGGAATTAGTACAGCTATTGGGCAATTAGCTTCTGGCAACGTGCTTGGCGCTGTTGCTCTAGGTGCTGCTGCTGTCGGAGCCGCTATGGTTGGTGCTGCTAAAGACGCGGGAAATTTTGAAACCAGTATGAATCAGCTTGTGACTTCTGCGGGGGAAGCACAAGGCAATCTCAAAGCTGTCTCTGATGGTATTCTCAAGATATCCGTCGATACGGGCACTTCAACAGATCAACTTGCTAAAGGCATGTACTACATCGAGAGTAGTGGCCATCATGGAGCTGACGGACTCAATGTTTTGCGCGTTGCGGCTGAGGGGGCAAAGTCAGAAAACGCCGATTTGACAACGGTCTCTAAGGCGCTCACGACAGTGATGACTGACTACCACTTGCCTGTGAACGATGCTACCGCTGCCATGAATGGTCTGATCGCCACGGTCCAGAACGGGAAGACGAATTTAGCTGACCTTTCGTCCTCGATGGGTCAGGTTCTTCCTGTTGCCTCCTCTCTTGGTATCTCTTTCCCCCAAGTCGCTGGCGCTATGGCGACCATGACCAACGCGGGTATGTCTTCACGGCAAGCCGCGATGAATCTAGCCCATGTGCTTGTGGCTTTAGAGGCTCCAAGCGGTGTCGCAACGAAATCAATGCAACAGGTTGGACTCTCTGCACAGCAGGTTCGTGATGCCCTTGTGAGTCAGGGACTGCCTGCCGCACTTCAACTCATTGAGGATCACGTTGGGAAGAAGTTCCCTGCTGGATCGGTTGAAGCGGAAACTGCCCTAAAAAACATCATGGGTGGTCTGGTTGGCCTGAAGACTGCGGCACAACTCACTGGAGGGAGCCTGCAAACTACTGAAGATAACGTAAAGAAAATTACCGCTGCCATGAATGACGCTAGCAAGGGCGTACTCGGCTGGGATCTCGTCCAGACTTCATTCAATTTCAAACTAGACCAGGCCAAAGCCGCATTTAGCGCACTGATGATTACACTTGGAACTGAACTTCTCCCAATCTTCGGCAAAGTTGTGGGATGGGTGACACAGGCGGTTGAAGCATTTACCCAGTGGGAGAGCAAGACCCATATGGTTGAGGCTGCACTTAATGTCGTTGTGACCGCTATTGGCTTTGTCGTTGATGGACTTGGCAAACTTGGTGATGTGGTGGGTCAGGTGGTATCTGCCTTTGCTCCATCGTTTGATGCTCTCTCAAAGGCGGCAACGACCTGGGGGCAGAATTTTGCCAATAACTTCGCACAAGGAGTTGCCTCTCTCGTTGGCTCCATTATCTCTATTGTTGAGCAAATCGGAGTAGCCATCGAAGACTATCTGGGATTCAAGTCACCAACCCGTAAGGGTCCAGGGAGTCGGGTACACACTTGGGGACCGAATCTTGTTAAGACCCTAGCAAGCGGCATGATTGCAAGTGTTTCCATGATCGATAGTGCTGTCGATACCGTAGCAAGTCGCCTAGCAACAGTACAAGGTGGGCAAGGCACAGGGCAAACGCTTATCAAAGGGCTAGCGGCAAGTGGAAACATGACTACCAATCTCTCTAGTGGCCTGAAATCGGGGGCAGGGGCTGTTGGATCAGCAGTAAACGCCGTTGGAAGTCAATTACACGCCTTGTGCAGTACTCATGCAAAGGCTGCTAGCACGTGTGCATCTACTACGCTCACACATGGACTTGCTACAAGTATGAAGGCAAACGCGCATCATGTTGCGACTGCAGCTAGCCACGTGGGAGCGCAGACAAAACCTGTTGCCACTCATGCACAAACCCATGCGGCTACAGCTCATCACGCGCTCACTACAGGTCTTGCGAGCAAAATAAAAGCCAGCGCACCCGCTGTTGCAGGAGCCGCGTCAAATCTCGCTGATATGATCAAGCACCCGATGGACCAGATTCCCGCATCGGCTAACAAGGCTGCACAAGGGATTGCACAGGCATTCCAGCAGCATCTTAGTCCCATCGCTTCTTTTGTCAAGGGCATCATGGACAAGGTGGCGGCAGCATTTAAACAAGCATTCACTGCTATGACACCGGGACTTGTCTCTATTTGGCATATTGCTCAGGAACAACTCATACCTGCACTCAAAGGATTGTGGAATACGATAGAGCCTCTCGTTGCTCTTCTTGGACAGCTTGCGGCATGGGTTGGTAAGACAATTGTTGCTTTTGCAAAGTGGCTCACACAAGCGAGCACTCTCAAGAGTATGTGGGATGGATTCGTTGTCGCTATGCGTGTGGTGATAGCCATCTTTTCTACATTGATCAATGTAGTCAGTAAAACATTGCAACCGGTGATCGCGCAACTCGTCTTGACTTTCAAGACACAACTGGCACCAGCATTTACTACACTCTGGCACGTGATTCAGCCGCTTCTCCCAATCATAGGAGCGTTTGCAAAGATTATCGGAGGCGTACTTCTCGTCGTACTTGGTCTGCTCGTCGCTGCACTCGCAGCCGTCTTGCAGGGGCTAGCTGGCCTTCTCGCAGGCGTTATACGCATATTCGGGGGCATCGTACAGATCATCACCGGCGCATTTACCGTCATCGGAGGGATTACTGTCCTTTTCGTTGACCTCTTCACTGGTCACTTTGACAGACTTGGCAAGGATCTCAAGAGCATTTGGGACGGGATCGTTCAGATGTTGACAGGTGTGGCTCAAATAATTGAAGGAATCTTCCAGGGATTGTGGGGATTCCTTTCTGGCGCAATCAGTGGTTTCGTTACGACAATCATCGACTATTTCACTAACCTCTATAATGCTCTTGTTGGGCACTCGATCATCCCCAATATCGTGAATGGTATCATCTCTTGGTTCAATAAGCTTATCAGTTTCATTCCTAACCTCATTCGACAAATTATCTCCACACTGGTCAATGGTTGGAACACGGTTCAGCGCGATGTCACGACTGCCTGGCAGAAGATTAGCACCATTTTCTCCTCTGCATGGGCAACCTATATCTCTAGACCGCTCACAAGTTTAGTGAGCAGTATAAGTTCGTGGGCTACTGGACTCGCTACAAACTTTGGGACGTGGGCAACCAACATGATGAAAATGTTTGGAACCAATATCACGAATGGACTCCACTTCGTGACTGATGCCGCGACACAGGTAGCACTCAAGATAAAAAGCATTCTTGGTATCGCCTCTCCTGCCCAGTCTGGACCGCTTGCGACAGCGGATCAGTGGATGCCAAACTTGATGAAAATGTTTTCACAACAAATTGCAGCAGGAACTCCAGCAATCACTGCAAAAGTAACTGCTCTTGCCACTCAAGTTCAGCAAAAAATCACCCAGATGAGCACGGACGTGCAAACAGCAGTGACGACTCTTATGGGGAAATTAGCCACTGTTGGGACACAATTACAAACCGTGACTACCCAAGTGAATCAAGGAATACAGACACTCACAACAAAATTGCAAAGTGCAGCAATAACTGTTCAGACAACTATTCAAACAATGACTACTCAAGTGAATTCCGCCGTGACTGGGATGAAGTCTCAAATTGTCGCAATAGGAACGACACTTACCGCAGTACAAAATAGTGTAACGGCCACTCTTACTGCCCTCAACAATCAAATACAAAAATCTGTTGCTGCTGCACAACAAGGAGTTGCTGCTGCGCAAGGGGCTGCGGTGGGATCAGCAGATTTTTCTATTCAGGCATCGACTTCAGCAACAACTGCCGCTGCGCAAGCCGCACAAGCGGATGCATCAAGTCAGCAAGCACAGCAAGCAGTACAAGATGCTTTACAGAGGTCAGACGACGCCAGAGCAGCAGCCAATGCTGCTGCACAAGCAAATCAGCAGGCAAATCAATCAGTGCAGGATGCTTTACAAAAATCAGATAATGCCAGAGCAGCAGCCAATGCTGCTGCACAAGCAAGACAAAAAGCGCAACAAGCAGTGCAAGATGCTTTGCAAAGATCAGACGATGCAAGAACAGCTGCAAGAGCATCAGCAGCGTTCGCTGATAATTCAAATGCATCTGCTGCAAATGCTGCTTTTGGGGCAGGATCTTCAGCAGACTTCTCAATGGATGCAGCAAAATCTGCTAGTTCAGCTGCGTCATCAGCAAAACAAGCTTCTGAATCACATGCAACAGCTCTAGTACAATTAACAGCAATACAAGGCATTGTTGCGCAGGCTGGTAGCATAGTAGCGCAAATAGCCGGGATGGCTGCTTCAGCAGCTTCACAGGCAGCAGGCATGGTCGCTAGTGCTCAGTCAGCAGCTTCACAAGTCGCAGCATTATTAGGACACTCCAAGCCTAAAGAAGGTCCATTAAAAGACGATGACAAGTGGGGCGAGCATATGATGGATAATATCACGCGGGGTATTCGTAAAGGTATCCCTCGTATGTCCGATGCGGTTGAAGACGCATTAGAAGCGTTAAAGAACCTTCACGGAGGTGGTACTGGAGGAATCGTCTTAGGAACTTCAATTACCACTACGGCAAACATCCGGGGAGATATCCCTGTCTCGTATGTGCTCCCACCACCAGCACAGCCGATGGTGATCTATAACGTCCTCGATGGCAAAACCATTGGCAAATGCGTCACCAACTATCAAGCGAAAGAGCTAAGAGTTCAAGGTATTGTTCGCTCACATTGAGGAGATGAGATAGTGTCCGTTACATTGACCATTGGCGGGGTTGCCTACACTATGATCGAGGGCAAGGTCGGGGATAATAGCGGCTATGATCAGACCAACACGCTGGACGAGCGCGAACGTTTCCAATGTGATGTGATTGAC